TCGCGGGAGTTTCCATTTCAATACCTTTCATAATGGACAACCTCAAAAAGAATCTTTTATACTTTCCCACGAGGATTTTCTCCGTACTCACTACTCACAATTTCCTCTTTGACGTGAAAACTAAAAACCCCGGACTGTTCCAGCAGCCGGGGTTTTTGCTATCTGATGCGGTACCCCTTACTTTCGCTCATCGTAACCCCAGAAAAGAGCCTGCGTGAGTTGAGGGTGTTCAGCACTTCAGCGTCAGTTTTTAAACTGCTACGCGCTCTTTCATCCAGCCGTAGACAAACGACTCGTTGGCCTCGCGTTTTTCTGCCAGCTCCAGATAGCGGTCGCCCTGCGTGCAATTCAGCGCCTTCAGCATCACCAGTTCGCCGTCTTTGCCGCGTTTTTGCAGATAAGTCCGTAGTGCATTAATCGTGCGGGGGCCGATACGCCCGTCTGCGTCCATATCCGGGAACAATTTGCCTTGCAGGTTGAAAACGTTCAGCCAGCGTTGGAGCATTTTCGATGCTACGGACGGCCCCATATTCACACCGGTATCACACAACTCTGCAGCAATATCAGAGGATAATGCGGCCACCTGATCAAAGCGTGGTCCGAACCAGTAATCCGCCTCAAGGATTTCCAGTGCCTGTTCGCGTGTCAGGTCACGCATATCGCCCTGATATCCGTGAGCGCGGGCGACTTTTTCCGTAATACCCCATTTTGTCGGTCCGCCTTTATCATCCGGGTGATTGACGTAACCGCCCTCTTTTCCCAGAACTTCGTCAAAAATTTCATCTTTCGACTTCATATCAGCGTCTTCGTAATACAAAGATTTTTGAAACGTTCCCGCGTGCGCGAATAACCAACACGCAGAACAGCAGATTAAGCCCCACCGCCAGCCAGTTCGCCGCTAACGGGCGACCGCACAGATAACTGAGTGGTGCAAAGGCATAAAGCAGCATCAGCAGCCAGGCCAGCCATGACATCAACGGTTTATGTCTGGAATCACGACGACGATAAAAAAAGAGCGTCAGCACGATAACCGTGCATAACGCCACATTCAGCAATCCGGGAAGGTTACTTAACATTGCCGCCTCCTCCACCCCGCAGGCGGGAGAACACACCGGACACCAGCGATGCAATATCCTGCTGGTGGATGAACGAGAGAATCTTCACCGACACCACCGAGACCAGCACCGCGCAAAGCGCATCTGCTGATGTACCGTCATACCCTGTTTTTGATGCAATCCAGGCTGACAGCACACGCGCTCCCAGCACGCCGACAATAAACGACACCAGAAAATGTGCCACCACGCGCCAGACTGAAAGTGACTGTGGCATCGTTGCCACAAATAACGCCCCGGCGAACGCGCCAAACACAATCCCGAAATCCATTCCGGTAAACAGCCCGAATACCGTCGCCCCGCCGAGCGCCGCAGCCGTACCGGAACCGGATAAGGGTTCAGACATACTTCTTTCTCCTGTAAATAAAAAAGGGCCACCAGCAGCCCGTAAAAACACCTATCCCCGGAAGTGACAGGCCCCCAGAGAACGTCACACTGACTATCCCGCCCCCTGAAAGATTCTGTGTTTGTTTGATGTGCGCCTGACGTGACGCGGATATGAAAAAGACCCGCCGTAGCGAGCCTGGAAAAATAAGCGTGGCGCGTTGTACTGGATTCGAACCAGTGACCGATTGCTTAGAAGGCAATTGCTCTGTCCGGCTGAGCTAACAACGCAGGGTACAGATAATGGACCGCCATCGAGGACTCGAACCCCGCGCAACCAGCTTCGAAGGCTGGCGCTCTATCCTGATGAGCTAATGGCGGTATGTGATGGTGGCCCTTGCTGGATTTGAACCAGCGACCTGGCGATTATGAGTCGCTCGCTCTCACCACTGAGCTAAAGGGCCGGGAGCAGAATAATAATGGTGCGTAATTAATTCTGCAATCTCATCCGTTTCAAACGATTAAATCCTGAACTTCCCTGACTGTCTGTTCAAAACGTCCGGTCTCCAGCTCAACACCAATCGCACAACGCCCCAGTGCCATCGCCGCTTTTACCGTTGAACCTGAACCCATAAAAAAATCTGCAACCAGGTCTCCCGGACGACTGCTCGCGTTGATTATCTGCTGCAGCATTTCTGCCGGTTTTTCGCACGGATGTTTCCCTGGATAGTACTGCACCGGTTTATGCGTCCAGACATCGGTGTACGGAACCTGCGCCGTCACACCGAAATACCGCCGCAAATTTTTATATTCACTCAGCAGTTCCGTATACTGCCGGTTCAGCTCACTGTATGTGCTGACCAGCTGGTGGTGTGGCTTTTCCAGTTCCCCGCGCTGATGTTTTTCTGCCGCAACACGCGCAAACAACGCCTGCAATTTGTTGTAATCACCCTCGTTCGGTAACTGCCACTGACTGGTACCAAACCAGTGCGAAGCCATGTTTTTCTTTCCGGTGGCTTCCGCTATCTGTTTTGACGTTATTCCCAGTGATTTACGCGCATCACGAAAGTAAGAAATCAGCGGGGCCATGACGTGCTGTTTTAGCTCGCGCCCCTGTGCCACATAGCCATCATCTTTCGGGCGATACGGTCCCTGATAATGTTCTGCAAACAGAATGCGCTCTGTTGCCGGAAAATACGCCCGCAGACTTTCCTTATTGCACCCGTTCCAGCGTCCGGACGGCTTCGCCCAGATAATGTGGTTCAGCACATTAAAGCGCTCACGCATCATGATTTCGGTGTCAGATGCCAGGCGATGACCACAGAACAGGTAAAGACTTCCGGCAGGCTTCAGTACCCGCCAGAACTGCGCCAGACACTGGTCCAGCCATTTCAGGTAATCATCGTCGCCCTCCCACTGGTTATCCCAGCCCTCGGGCTTCACTTTAAAGTATGGCGGGTCTGTGACTATCAGATCGACAGAGTTTTCCGGTAAGGTCTGGATAAACTCCAGGCAATCAGCGTTGATTAACTCACAACTGGATATTTTTACAGTATTAATCATAGATCAATAAGCACTTCTCTGATAGGCTCATACCGCTTTTGCGCAAAGCAGATGGGCCTGAGGTTTGCTTGTGACCCCAACGCATGAGCAGATGGCTGGCAGGTGCCGCTAACACCCACCAGCCGCCCATTACCACAAATTAAAAAGCCTTCACTGCGGAAGGCGTCTGTAACAACCGAACTGATAATCTGCCAGACCCGCCATAACAAGCTGAGTCAGTATTAACTGGCAGCGTTCGCGTGAAAGGTAAGTATTCTGCGCAATTTCCCCGACGGTCGCCGGTTCGGTGACGCTTAATTCATTAAACACCACTCTGGCGGTTTCGGTCATATCCTGCTGTTTTAGCATGCCTTTTTCCCTTTTCTGGTTAACGTGACATACCAATACCTCTTGTCGAAAAAGCCAGCAAGCTGAAAGACCAGTATTCACAACTACCAGCGCGTTTAATGTTCTGTGCCGTTTTTCAGGCATAAAAAAACCCGCATAAAGCGGGTTCTTTCAGGTGTCCATGTCTGCTATTCGCCTCGCGGTACAGCTTTGCGAAGCGTAGCTGGATTGAAACAGTTTATGGCTAAAAATACAAGCTTTTTTTCTAAAACTGCACAAACCTTACTACCAGCCAAAAATCCTCTTCGTGCAACAACAAACGCCCTCCAGATTCTAAGCGTCAGTAAAAGAAAATGCATCTCGCATCAGTGGATACAGAATAAACTCAGCTATTCTCAGCCACATATCTATACGATTGCGGCATGTTGCATAGCACCACTCAGGGTGAACCTCATTCAACAATTCAGCCATTTTGCGTTTACTCATCCCCCGCCCTTCGTACCTTTGCCGCAGGATATCAATCAATCCAGGATAACGTGCAAGCGCTTTACTTATCACCCCATCAATGCGTAACGCCTCTGCATCAGTACAGTGAGACAACCAGCTCTTCTGTCTGCCAGCGATCATCTCTCGCAAGAATGCTTCCAGCTCTGGTTTATCAATCCCTGACTCCCTGATTCTACGCAGGGCTTCATTGATTGCGGTTTTTGTCAGTTTTTTGGATGCCAGCAACTGATTGAACATATTTCCTGGTTTGCCACCACCTATATACGACCAACGCCCCCACATCCGTAATTTCCCCTGGATCCAGACGGCTTCCAGCGTTTTTAGACGTAAATGCTCGCCGCTTTTGCCTGTAATTTCCGGGTATATCATATTTACGATCACTCACTCTCAATTTTGTAAATCTTCACGCCCAGCCGCCCCCCAGGAACGCGCTGACCGCGCACAATATTGATTTCATCAAACTGCTCGTCGTCTATGAGAAGTCCGGCATGCGTCAGCGCATCCAGTGGTGCTTTCAGGATATTGTCCAGGTCACGACGACGTTTATCCGGTGGCTCTGCAATAATCTTTATCACCAGCCTTCCGGACAGGTTTAATTTCAGCCGCTGCTGGCGAACAATAAGCGCCACATCACGGCGATAACGCTCACCGGCTTTTGATACAAAATATGTGCTGCCACGACGTCGCCAGTAAGTGTTCACCGTTGGCGGGTAAGGCAAAACAAATTCTATGCGTTCAGTCATTCATGCTTTCCACTTCAGGACACCCGAATTTCTCGCGTGCATTAAAAAACGAATCAGCAACAACAGCTGGCTGCCGTGTTTTTCTTCAAAATCTTTTACCCCGGCGTGTAGTTCGCTATGGCATTTACGGCACAGCGGAATAACAAACAAATCATCAGCCTTTGTTCCCATCCCTCCCAGTCCATGACCAATGATGTGATGCGGATCATCTGCC